ATCTCTTAAATCTAATTGTATTATTGTATTGCCTGATTGATTAATAAAATCAGGAACTATTCTGCTTACTCTCATAATATTTTCACCATCACCTCTAAGATCTGCCATGTTAGTAGCTGCACCTCTTACAACTTTTTGTGTAATGTCATAATCACCAGAAGTAATATCAGCTGGAATAGCTGTTGTAACACCTAACCTTATTTGATTAACTCCTGTCTCATGTTCATAATAATATGAAATTCCATCCGAGTTACCTTCAACATCAAAAGACACATCCGTGTTTGCATCATATTGTGTTGCGTGTGGTAAACCAAATACAGCAGAATCTTGCCAAGTTGTTCTAGTAAATAATGTACTGTCGTTTGTAAACCATATGGGACGTTTAGCTGTTGAATCTAAATAACTATATGTAACTGATCTAGTATTAACATTAGAAGTAGCTGTAGGGTAAAACCATGTAATCTCACCAAACAAGTTATTTATACCACAATAAATAAATTGATTAGATGTTGTGTTAAGATCATCATAAACATAATCTTCAACCAAACAATCCATAGATTCTAGTTTACCTGTGTATCTAAAGAAACCATTATCAGACATCCAGTACGCTGCACCATCTACTTCAACTGCTGCATTTTTACCAATCAATCCACAGTTAGTTCCAACTTGTTCGTAAGCAAATGTAAAAGGAGTTCCAACAAATCTCATAGTAAATAAAGATGTATCACTCCAAATGTAAATTGCATTTCTACCAAGTTTAGCACCGATGATCCGTGATCCGGCGGCCAGTCTTTGTGTACCCGCACTGTTGGTTGCTGTTGGTGTATAGTCATTTATATTTTCTTGAGATGAAAATCTTATAAACATATCGTCTTGTGTAGTTTTATCTCCAATAGTTGTTTCTGTTCCAAAGAATACTAAGTGACGATCGGGAGTCGATACTAACATATCTCTTGATGCTGTTGGTGCACCAACTATTATTGTGGCTCTTGTTGCTGTTGCGTTAGTCAGATCAGCATTCCATTCAAAACATTCACCATTAAAAATTAAAGCGATAAGTGTACTACCTAAATTGTCCAAGGACCATAGACCGGGTTCTGCAACTTTATCCGTGGTCGATGCTGCTTGGCCCCAAGCAGAAAAAGCACTATGATTTGTAACGGTAGCTCCTGTGTTGTGAAGAGCATTCGTTGTCCCCCTAACGTTTCTAGTGATTCCTGTAAAACTTGTAGATGTAATTCCTGTGTAAGATATTTCTTCTGTTCCAACTTGTATAAAATTTGTTCCTGTGCTTGGAAATCCAGTTGTACTAGCTACATTAATTGTAGTTCCTGTGCCACCTGTTCCCGCTGAGTTAGCAGATAGTGCACCATTCAATGTAGTTGTTTGTGGATTAGTTACCGAACCACCCCACTGAGAAATACCATAACCAAAAACTCCAACTTGTTCAGCTGGACCAACATGATAGTATTGAAAAAAAGTAATACCTCCAGAATTTGTAGCACCTGCTCCACCTTCATTGCTAGGCATTGTAATAGTAATAACCGTAGTGCTAGGAGCACTTGTTACCATAAATTTTTTATCAGCAAAATCTGCTGCTACAAAATTAGAACCTGTAATAGCACTAAAAGTAGTAGCATTATCAAATAAAATAATATCACCTGCTTGAAAAGTAGTTGGGTTTGCAAATGTAATAGTAACAGTTGGTGATCCGTTAACCGTGCTAAACGCATTTGTAATAGCTGTCCCTGCTGTATTAACTAAAGGATGTATATCGTAGTATACTCCTCCTGAGTAAGCGTATAAAATTCTATTGGTTCCGATAAGAGAGTATTTAATACCCTCTCTATTAACCATATGATGCAAACTTCTAGCTGCACCAGTTAATTTATTTTCACCTAATTGTGACCAACCCCCTATTTTTTCTGGAGTACCATACCTAAAACGTACATTAGTACCGCCGGTCCATTGAGACTCAGCTCCTGTAGATGTAACTTGTTTGTTGAATCCCGGTAAAAAACCTAATTTTTGTAACATATAAAATCCTGTTTATTGTGGTCTATATCACATTATTGAATAATTCAACAGGTTTTAAAACACCGACCAATAATTTTTAAAAGGAAGCAGGGACGTGGTGTGGCCCTGCCTCCATCTAAAGATTATATCACTATATTTTTAAAGTATCAACTCTGTTAAGTCACTGTTTAAACCTAATATACCTTTATAAAAAGTATTAAAAGCTAAACTTATTCTAGTATTAGTTCCTTTTTTAGTCTCTACTTGATGAATGGTTGATGATGGAAACATTATTAATTGTCCGTTTTCTAAAGGAAACCACCAAGTTTCTGAGTTCCATAGATTAAAATTTTTTATTTCAGGTTTTAATTGTTGATACATCTTTGGATTTGTAAATTTAATTTTATCATTTTTTTTATCACAATCAAAATATAATACACCAGATATAATTGAATTAGGATGTGCGTGAGTATGATGGTATTGATTTTCTTCTGTATAGTTTAACCAAGATTGAGTTATATAAAGTTTTACATTATTTTTAGGAGAAATAATTTTTTCTAAATAATCTTGACAAGCTGTATCTAAAAACTTTTTAATATTTTTAAATTCTTTTCTATTTAATATGTAATTATCTTGTGTATTAATATTTCCTACATTTTTACTACAATGTTTTTTTTGTTCGTTTACAAATTGTAATTCTTGTTTTGTAAATTTTCTATTTATATCTGACCTATAAATAGGTGTTGGAAATAAATTATCTATTGTGGTTTTAACCATATTTATTTTTCCAATTGTTTGTTAAAAAAATTTAAATTTATACATATTCTTTTTTTAGAATCAGTTGCCGTTGTACCTCTATGAAGTAGTCTTCCATCAAATAACACTAGTCTATTTGCTTTACTACATACACTTTCTTTATTTTTTTTAAATATAGTTTTTCCGTTATTTGAATTTACATAGTAAACAGCTGTCCACCATTTATACTTCCAATTAAAATCTGTATGATAGTCATGCACAACTGGTGTATCTGTCTTTAATAATAAATTAGCTTTTATTCTAACAATAGAAGTCATATCTAACTTATGGGTTAAAGGTTCTACTAAAGTAAACAAATTAGAAGTTACTGTTTTATTAAAAAAATTATGAATAAATTGAAATTGTTCGTTGTTATTTTCCTTATCATTTACATAATCATTGTAATACCAAGGAAAACTATGTCCATTCATACTATCAAAAAGTTTTTTAAAGTCTTCCTTGTTTAAAAAATTATCAAAAATTTTTATATCACTCATTTATATAGAATTTCATTTAAATGTTTATATTTATTAATTATATTTTCTGAAAGTTCTATATTATAATTTCTTTTTTTTATTTTATCTTTCATAATTTTGTGCATTGAAGCACCTAATATAGAATCATCGTATATAGGTGTTTTTTTAAAATTTTTAAATGAATGATTAAATGGCTTTATACCATAATAATTATATATTTTATCTATAGTTGTTTTTGGTTTACTTACTAAATCTTTATAATCAATTAATAAAAAGTTTTTTAAAAGATTGTTTTTCTTTAGTTGGTATATTGAATAAAGTGTTGTATGTATATATTCTCCTTTATCCATAATTAAATCAACTTTAGTTTCTATTTCATCAGTAAATAAAGTAGAGTGATCTAGAGATTCATATTTTTTATTGTAAAAAAATTGAGGGTTATCTTCACATAATTTTAAATAAGATTTAATAATTTCAAATACATCTCTAATTAAAATAACTATTTTTAATTTATTAGGAACCACTTGTTTTAATAAATTTATATTAAAAGGAGTTATCCAATCTCCTCTTTCAATAATATATTGAACATTATGATTTTTGTAATAGTTGGGAATTATATTTTTATAAACATTTTTTAAATTATTATGACAAGGATAGTTTTTAAAACGATTTGAATTATATTCAGTTTTTTTCATTGAAAAAAATAAATCAGGTAGAAAAGAATGTCCTGTTGCGTGAATATCTAAATTTTCATTTAAAATAGAAGAAAGCAAAGTATTGCCCGATCTTGGTAACCCACTAAAATAAAAATATTTTTTTACACCACTCATTTACATTTAACTTAACAGTAAATATTTATTAACGCAACTGCCAATTTTGATTTGTTTCATTCCAAGAATATATTTGTCCATCTGTAGGATAAGCAACTGGTGGTTTCCAAAAACAAGAATCTTCGTTTAATGTCCATGATGCGTAAGGTTTTGGTGAAATAAAAGCATCTCTTGCTTCATCATATGTATAGCCAATACCTGCATAATTTTTTCTAAATGGTGTCCCATCAAGTAAATGTACTCCACCCCTAGTATTATAAGAAGTTTTTAACCAAATATCATTTGTCTTATAAAGATTATTTAAAAAATCTATTCCAGCTTGTTCTGTTAAAGCCACATCATTTGATACTACTTCAACTTGTGTAACTATATTTCCTGACCCTAATTTTGCAAAATGTGCCATTATCCTGTGTAACTCCCAGTTGCTGTGAATTTTACAACTGTATCTGATCCTGTTGTTGTAATTGTTGGAGAACCTGTTGTGCTTCCTGAATAACTAGCAGTTGGTACTCTTAAAATAACTACTCCACTTCCACCAGCACCACCTGTACCACCCGGACCACCAACACCTCCTGATCCACCTCCTGTATTAGCTGGTGAATTAGCAACAGTACCACTATAAGCAATACCGGCAGTACCACCACCAGAACCACCAGAACCCGCAGGTTGACCTGCTTCACAACCACCTCCGCCGCCACCCGAAAAAGTAATTGAAGAACCTGTTATTGTACTAGCTGAACCATTTCCACCATTTCCACCTGCCGAAGTAGCTCCGTTTGCACCTACTGCACCAGCACCACCACCACCTCCAGCACCGTAAGCTGGTGCTGCCGTTCCTTGAGTTCCTACACCGCCATTATTTCCTTGACTTGGAGTTGTGCTTGGAGTGTTTCCTAAACCATATCCTGGAGATTGAGCGTTTGAATTATAGCCACCACCCCCACCAGAACCTCCATCGGTACCTCTATTATAACCAAAACCACCACCACCTCCACCTGTTACAGTTATTGTTGTAATATCGGTTCCTGCTAAAACACTATTTCCACCAACAGTTCCAACTTCATTACCCGGTCCAACAGCAGCACCACCGCCACCTATTGTGACAGCATATGTAACTCCTTCTGTTATCTCAATAGCAGTACCGCCAAAATTAGTTAATAATCCTCCACCACCTCCGCCTCCAGCATTACCATAAGCACCTGCTCCACCACCAGCTACTGTTAAATATTCTATTTCATAAATTGCAGCAGCACCACCAGCACCAAATCCTAAAACTTGATAACCAAATGATTTACCTTTTCTTCTTTGTATATTTTTTGTGTTCTTACTTGATGTAAGTTTATTTTTTAAATCTCTCATATCTAAATTCCTTATGCGTCGTTAGCTGCATCAGTAGTAAAGAATATTTTAATACCTAAAAGTCTAGCTACTCCGGTATACGTATCCGCACCTGCGTTTGCATCTCTAAATATTTGAAAGTAAGTTTGTTGATCTACTGCAGGAGATCCTGCAATTGTAACTGCAGAACTTTCTGCTGAAACTTGTTGATCCTCAACTGTTCCTATACCAGCATCTGTAATATTTACTGCTGTTCCAAAAGCAATGTCGATAGTATCACTATCACCACATGCCACACCTTGTAATCCAAATATACAGTTTCCTGTATTTGTAGTGCTTGGTGTCCAAAAACATTGGTAAGTAACTGTTCCTTCATTCCATGATTTAGGGAACGCTACAGAAAATTGTGCATGGTCATCTGCAGAATCTGCAAAGTCCATAACTTTCATATCTGGTCTTAAAGCTGTTGTTTCTACTTGCGCTGCAGCTGCACCATTAGTTGTTGTTGCATACATAGCTGAAGCCGGAACCCACATAGTCTCTTTGCCTGCAATTTTAACTGCAGCTGTTCCTGATCTAAGAACTCCTGTTCCTTTAGGATTTATATTAATACCAACATTAGTTTCACCTGTTGCTGAAATAACTGGTCCGGTAACTCCTGTACTTGCGTTAGCTATAGTAAGTTCATTAACCGCTGAACCTGTTGCTGTTAAAAGTAATAATTCATTTCCGTTAGTATCTAAAATAGATGTTCCAATTTTAGGTGCTGTTAAAGTTTTGTTTGTTAAAGTTTGAGTTCCTGTAAGAGTTACATCACCAGTGTTCCCTACAGCCGCTTCATAAACACCTGTGTTAGTTGCTACACCATCTACATAAA